AACCTCCCATGATAGTAATGGACAACACAAATAAAAATATACCCTTCATTGAGGGGGAATACCAAGCCCTCGAATCCCGAGGCATCGACGAAGCTACCTGTCGGAAATACAGGTATCAGGTCGGTAACCACAATGGTAACAAATGCCATATTGCAAACTACTACAACATTGACGGGCAGAAGATTGCCCAGAAGTATCGCTACGTTAACAAAGAGTTCCGGTGCTCAGGGAAGCCTGACCACTTCTTCGGGCAGAACATCTGGGCTAACCCAACGCCTAACTTTAAGGTTGTTGTTACTGAAGGAGAAATAGACGCGATGTCAGTCGCTAGTGCCACCGGGGGGAAATACCCTGTTGTTTCACTTGGCGCTGGCTCACAGTCTGCCAAGGCGATGTTCAAGCGTCACCTTGAGTGGCTCTCTGGCTTCAAGGAGGTGATCTTGATGTTCGACATGGACGAGCAAGGCCGCAAGGCAGTCGAGGAGGTGGCCCACCTGTTGCCTGCGGGAAAGTGCAAGGTCGCTCACCTTCCTATGAAGGACGCTAACGATTGTTTAGTGAACGGACAGAAGGCAGCAATCATCAATGGGATCTTTGACGCGAAGCTTTGGAGGCCTGATGACATCCTGGCAGGCGCTGACATCTACGACAAGATTGCTGAGCACCAAGATGTTGAGGCCCTTGAGTATCCCTTTGAGGGACTTAACAAAATAACACATGGCCTTAGGCACTCTGAGATCGTCACGTTGTGTGCTGGTAGTGGTATTGGTAAAAGCCAAGTGTGCCGAATCATTACGCACCACCTCATGAAAACAACTGACAAGCGCATTGGCTACATTGCCCTTGAGGAGTCGGTAGAGCGCACGGCATTGTCGTTGGTTGGATTGGAGATGGGCAAGTGCCTTCACCTCGAGCCGTTTGAGCGGGACGATGAGTTCAACGAGGCCTTCAAGGCAACTGTAGGCAATGGTCGTTTTTACGTTTACGATCACTTCGGCAGCCTGGCGTCGGACAGTTTGCTCAATCGGATTCGCTTCATGATCAAAACGTATGACGTTGACTTCGTGGTGCTTGACCATATCAGCATTGTTGTTAGTGGTATTGGTAACGGGGACGAACGTAGGCTTATTGATAACACAATGACCGCACTGCGTTCACTTGTTGAGGAGACGAAGGTCGCCATGTTACTTGTGAGTCACCTAAAGCGTCCTGAAGGCCGAGGCCATGAAGACGGAAGGGCAGTCAGTCTGTCCGACCTTAGGGGCTCCCAAGCAATAGCCCAACTCTCAGACATGGTTTTGGGACTGGAAAGGTCACAGCAAGCTGAAGAGGTTGAGGACCGCAACAAGACAACCGTGCGAGTCCTTAAGAACCGCTTCAGTGGTGAGACTGGCATTGCCTGCACCCTGGCCTATGACAAAGAGACTGGTAACCTCTCTGAGTCACACCTTATTGAAACCAACAACCCATTTTAATTGATGAACACTGCTGTATTTGACATAGAAACAAACGCCATCAAGGAGTGGAAGACTCTGGGTGGACTCGAGGTCGTTCATTGTATTGTCATCATGGACAACGAAGGGACTCACCGATACCGGAACAACTCTGAGATGAACACGATCCCGGAGGCCCTTGAACGACTCGCTAAGGCTGACTGCTTGGTGGCACATAACGGCATTGGGTTTGACCTTCCTGCACTTAACAAGCTGTATGGTTTTACCCATGACTGTGTGATTGACACGATGGTATTGGGGCGTCTTAACCACCCTGACCGAAAGAAAGAAGACTGGACCGAGGCGAAACTCCCAACTTTCCTACGAGGTTCGCACTCGTTGAAGTCTTGGGGAATGCGATTAGGCGTCCACAAGGACGACCATGGTGCCACCGAGTCTTGGGAGCACTGGAGTGAAGCGATGGAGGACTACTGCGTCCAAGATGTTGTTGTGAATGAAGCCCTCCTCACCTACCTCATGCAAGGCCGAACGCCTACTGACCAAGACCTACGGCTTGAGATGGACTTTGCGACTGCTATTCGACAGCAAGAGTGGAACGGATTTCCGTTTGACCTTGATGCGGCTGAGCAACTCCTTAAGAAGCTTATTGTTCGGAGAGCCACCCTCGAGGAGGATCTACAACAGCTATTCCCTCCGAAGGTCATTGCCACTAAGCGCCCTTGGTGGGTCACCGATGACATGAAGCAATGGGAGACCAAGAAAGAAGCCCTGGCTGCTGGATACAAGGCCGCTGAGATCGAGAAAGGAGCGATTAGGACCAAGTCTGTTCCGTTCAATCCCTCATCACGAGACCAGATCGCAGAGCGCCTCATGGCTGACGGATGGGACCCTAAGTATTACGAAGGGAAACGCCCAGCAATCAACGAGCCTGTGCTCCGAGAGATCAACAGCCGGAAGAGCCTAGCGCTCCTTGAGTATCTGTTGGTAGCTAAGCGACTTGGACAACTCTCTGAGGGCCGCCAAGGCTGGATGAAGATGGTCCATAACGGTCACATACACGGCTCAGTGAACACAGGAGGCACCGTGAGTGGCCGATGCAGTCACCAAGCTCCGAACATTGCTCAGTGTCCTTCGGTTTCTGCTGAATACGGCTACGAGTGTCGTTCGTTGTTCACTGCGCCTCCAGGGCGAGTCCTTGTGGGCTGTGATGCATCCGGGCTCGAGTTGCGAATGTTAGCCGCTTACCTCCACAAGATTGACGATGGACGATACACCAATGAGATCCTTAGTGGTGACATCCACACGGCTAACCAAGAGGCCGCTGGATTGCCTGACAGAAACTCAGCGAAGTCGTTCATCTACTGCTTAATTTATGGTGGTAGTGATAGTAAGTTAGGGGAAGTAATCGGGGGCACCTCGGCTGACGGTAAGCGCCTAAAGACTGAGTTCTTCCGTAAGATGCCTGCAATCAAACGCCTACGGGATGCCGTGCAGGACAAGGTCAAGGGCTACGGGTTCCTTAAGGGACTTGATGGCCGCAAGCTTCCTTGTAGGTCTCCGCACAGTAGTCTCAATCTTTTGTTGCAGTCGTCTGGGGCAATTTGCATGAAGCAAGCCCTTGTGCACTTTGTTGAGGACATGAAGGACGCGGACTACCTTATGCACGCTAACGTTCATGATGAGGTCCAGTTTAGTTGCCCTCCCAACAAGGCCCACGACTACGGACAACGATTTGTAAATGCCATCAAGAAAGCTGGCGAAACTCTTAACCTCCTGTGCCCACTAGATGGAGAGTATAAGATTGGAACTAACTGGGCTGAAACACACTAAAAATATGAAACTAATAATAGACGGAGACATGCTCCTTTATCGCTCAGGGTTTTCCTGTGAGGTCGAGGTGCGCTGGGACGATGACATCTGGACATTGCATTCCAACGAGAACGAAATGAAAGGTCACTTTGATGTAGCACTGAGTGGCTTAGTGAAACTCATCGAGCCTAAAGCAGAAGTGATTGTTGCATTCTCTGATAAGGAGAACTACCGCTACGACATCTTCCCAGCCTACAAGTCCAACCGGAAGAACACAAGGAAACCACTAGGACTGAATGCCCTACGTGACTGGGCCATTGAGAGCTACGACTCACGGATATTCCCACGCCTCGAGGCTGATGATGTTTGTGGTATTATGTGCACTAACGACAAGGACTGTGTGGCTGTAAGTGGCGACAAGGACTTTGGGACCTTACCGATCCGATGGTTTAACATGAATACACGAAGGATGAATGATGTTACCGAGGAGGAGGCAGACAACTTCCACCTTATCCAAACGCTTGCCGGGGACGCCACTGATGGCTACGGGGGAGTCAAAGGGATTGGCGTTAAGACTGGCCAAAGGCTTCTCGACAAGAAGGGATACACTTGGGACACTGTTGTTGAAGCATACGAAAAAGCAGGACTCACCGAGGATGATGCTTTAGTGACCGCCAGGCTCGCTCGTATACTTCGTAACACTGATTACGATGGTGTTGACATTAAACTGTGGGAACCAAAACGATGAGAAAACTAACACCTGAAGAGATTGTTCTCCCCGACTCTGGGGAGCGCAGCGAATTCGACACGGGCGCAGTGCGAGACGCTATGCGCGGCAAAGGGATGCCTAGCTGCATTCCTACAGGAGCACTACGGGCAGTCGCTCGGCGCTTCGAGGACGGGGCCACCAAGTATGGCCGAGACAACTGGTGCAAAGGGATTCCCTTGTCACGCTATGTTGATAGTTTGTATCGTCACTTGTGGTCGTATATGGATGGGGACACATCAGAGGACCATGGTGGTGCAATCATTTGGAATGCTATGTGCCTCGTTGAGACCGCTGAGATGATTAAAAACGGGGAACTTCCAGCCGAATTGAACGACATAGACAAAGACGTATGAGCTTATATGAATCTACTGATAGCTTCCCAGGGATACCTCTGAGCGTCTTAGAGGCCCTTGAGGAGGCATATCCCAAGAAGGACTTTGGTCCTACGGCTTCACTGAGACAACTGGACCACCACTACGGACAGCGCTCAGTGATTGTGTTCCTTCGTCAAATATATGAAGAACAAAACCGTAATATTCTCAACAATACTAACATAAGATAAGCCATGTGTATGTCCGCTCCCAAGATGCCAGAGATTCCTAAACCGCCCGCACCTCCACCGCCTCCTACCAAGGTCGCACAAAAGGCCGAAAGCGCTCGGATGCAAAAGCGTTCTCGGGGCCCTCGTGGTCGTTCTTCTCTTACAATCCCTAGATCCTCCGTGTCTTCACCTAAGGGTGGCGTAGGGGTTAATTATTCATAAATATATACTAAACAGAAACCATGCCTGAAATTACAAGAATCGGAACTGTGTCTCGCAATGTGACCAGCGCCACTGATATCGACATGACTTGGAATGGAAGCTCTGGAATGTTCGCTGTTATTGGCACATTCGGATCTGCCCAAATCAAGCTACAGCACAAGATCGCTGATTCTTATGTTGATATC